TTTTGATTGATTTATTAACTTTTCAAAATCAATTTTATATGTTTTTTTGTTATTATTTTCATAATTCAATAATATATTATCAATCTTTGTTTCATCATTAATATACATATGCAAACTAACAACAAAATGTGTATAATCGCCAGTGTCAATTTCTAATTGTCTGGCAATATATTTTTGTAATTCTGTAAAAAATATTATATCATAAGGTAATCCAAAATATATATCATTACTGCGCATAATTCCTGTTGCATATAATTTATTATCTCTGATATAAAATTGTAATCCTATCGTGCAAGGTTCATCCTTAGTTGTGTTTTTATTCTTATGTGGTATATTTATATTGGCAAATGCTCTTCTAGAGTACGGGTCTTTTTTCAACATTTCAATTATTTTTTCAATTTGATTAAATCCGTATCTTTTAAACAATATATGTCCATATGCGGAATTGCTTATTATTCCATCGTCAGTTATATTATTCCACATATTTGCAAACATTCCAATCCAACTTGAACTTTGACTTCCAGAAAAATACCATATTGTTTCAGCCAAAATATATTTTAACGATAAATGTCGAAATGTTAAAATATTATCATTTGGATTGATTTTTAATGAATAATTGAGAATTTCGCGTGTCTCTTTTAAGCCTGGTTGCATTTTTAATTGTTTAATAATATATTTATATTGACTATTTATTGAGTTCGCCATGCTTCACCTCTATCCAATTAAATATTTCTTTATAAGTAACTTGTGATGTATCAAATATTTTTATATTATATTTTGCTGCTATTTCTAAAAATTGTCTATTGATTTCTAAAATATTTTTAATAACTTCATCATATTCATCAGTTTTAAATTTCAATCTAGATATTAAATTTTCATTGTTAGTATATAAAATAATTATAATACATTTTTCGTCTTCAATATGTTTTAATAACATTTCAAATGTTTGTTTATTTAAGTTTGCTTTTCGATTAAATACTTTGGGATATATCATTTCACCAATAAGATGTCTATCAAATATAACATCATTTTTTTTCACTGTTTCATAATAAAAATTATATGTGTTCGGGTCGTGTCTATTGATGTGAATATAACTTTTAATATTAAATTTTTGTATAATCTTCTTAATTAAAGTTGTTTTACCTGTTCCATCTGCTCCTTCAATAATAATTTTCATTATATTTCAGCCCTTTCTTCATCAGTTAAAATATAATCATTACCTTCTTTTAATTTTAAACCCATATAATATGTAACACCACTCATAACTTTCTTTTTAAATTTTTTACTCATATTGCGGCCAAACATAGTGTGAGATAATTGGAATTCTTTATTTGCTTTGACGTAGTTACTAAAATTTTCAAATAAAGTTCTTGATAATTCTTTATAATTAGGGTCAAGTAAACAAACTTCATCAACCCATTTCTGTACAACATCCATTTCACTACGATATTCATGTTGAGCTGATTTGAGTATCTCAGGTTCATGTAAACCAACTTTTTGCCAAAGCAAACAACCTTTAATCAACCAACCAAGTATCTGAGGCATTTCTTTCATCAACTTAAATTTTAAATCTTTATCTTGTTGTTCGTCAGGTATAACTTTATTAAATGGTATAACTTTTATTCTTCTCCAAATACCATGGTCCGTACCACGTATAACCGGCTTATAATTACTTGCCATAAATATTTTCATAATAGGAGTAAATTCAAATTCGTTACCATATAAAAATCTAGCAACTATCTTCCCAATACCACTTGTCATAGTCTTGATAGCTGATTCGTTCAGCTTATCGCCTAGCTTAGCCTCATCAGTTACTACAAAACGAATTCCGTTTAATCTTGCAACATCACCCAAATTTGATGTATTTCCATTATGCTTTTCAAGTAAAATATCAACATTACTTGTCGCGGCATAACTTCCCAAAGCTTCATTAATTATATCAAGTAAAAGTGATTTACCATTTGAACCATCTCCAATTAACATAAACATACATTGTTCTCTCGTTGATGATGTCATTGAATATCCTAATACTCGTTGAATATATCTAATAATATCTTGGTCATTTTGAAATATCTCATTAAGAAATTCTAACCATAATTTAGGTTCATTTTTAAAATCAACTTCATATGGAGAATATTTACTTAACATTAAATCTTTATTATGCGATTGAATTTTTCCACTTCTCAAATCAATAATTCCGCTTTCACAATTAAATAAATAATTATCTGCATCAAAATTATAATTTGTTATTGGTATATCTTGCAGATGTTCGGCCTCTTTAATCATTGCTTGTTTTCCACTTGTTTGCAAAGCGCGTTTTACATTTTTCACCATTGCTTTTCTTACTTCTTCATGACTAACACCTTTTGCTTCAAGTTTCATTTCTTCAATAACTATTTCTGCATAATTTTTAATGTTATTATAAACATCATTTTGCCAATATTTTCCATTCCAAAACATCCACATTTTGTTGTCAATATTATATTTAATAATATTTCCATAACGTTCAACAAATTTATGAGCATTTCCAGTATCTGTAAGATTAAATTCATTTTGATTTGCCGTTATTTGTTGAATGCCTTGTATTGCCATTTTGATAGTATTTTCTCTATAATCTTGTCTTATTTCCCACTTTGTAAGATGTTCAGAATCTTTTGATTTATAATATGGACTTGACCTAAAAACTTTATCAATTGCAAAATAGTCGCCTTTTAAATAATATGCTAATTTACTACACAATGCTAAATCTAATTCACTCTCATTACTACCACTTCCTGGTGCAATACTATTCCATAATTCTTTTAATTTTAAATCATTATATTCGTTAATATTAAATTCTGATTCAACAATTATTGATGATGTAATATCTTTTTTCATATATTTTTCTAAAATATAGCTTAAATCAATTTCAACTATATTTGCTGGATATAATACATCACCTGTAATAGTTACATATTTATGAGTTTGGTCACTAAGATATATTTCGAGACCTAATTTTGAATTGTTAATATAATGTGTTGATTTATCAAGCGGAGTTTTTGTTTTAAAGATAATTCTAATACCCGTCCCGGAAGGACTATATTCGGTATAAGAGCCACAATAATCAATAATATCTTTTGCCAAATCTGATATATTATCATTATCAATACAATGGTCTATGTCTATAGCTGAGTATCCATTAAAGATACCCAACCCTAGACCACCAGTTTGCTTACCTTGTTCATCAATGTGATAATAACTAGATAAAGCTTGAATAGCATTAGCATAAGTTGTAAAAGTTGATTTGTCATTTGATTTTGCTAATTTGCCGGTTAAAGTATTAATTGGAATTTTACCTTTATCAGTCAATTTCCAATTACACCATAATCCATTAATCTTTAATTCTTCGGGTATATCATTCCAAGCCATAATTGAACCTCCTATTTAAAATGGCAAATCATCATCCTCATCCTGTAATTTCATATTAGTTTTTGCGGCTTCTTCATATAATCCAGCATCGGCTAATTGTTTTTCTGTTAAACTTTTTAATTCAAATATTTTAATCTTATCGTCTCTTAACGCTTGTGTTGATCGTGTTTCATGACATTTCATTGATGACTTAATTTCCCCATCACCAACATATTCTTCTTCGCGGAAATTGGCAACAAACGTTTTACCAACTAATGATTGTTCATCCCAATTCCAATGAAAACCATCGTTTGATTTTTCAACAGCTGTAATAAATGCTGCAAAAAAGCGTTCTGCTGTTTTTTTATATGACTTATATAATATACCACTATTAGGCCATTCTTTTTCATTTCTTGTATCTCTATCAAATTGTTGTTTAAAGAAATCTTTATAATTGCCATCTTTTATATCAAATTCTATTTTAAGATATTCTTTTTGTTCTACATCTTGCACTTTTAATATTTTACATATTTGTGGCCCCGCCGGTATACTGTCGAATTCGACAACTTCATCTTTGTTAATGTCTTCCCAATTGTTAATTTTTCTCATTTACTTCGGCCTCCTTATTGCCTATATTATAATATTCTTTAATTTTTTCTGTTACAAATTTCAGATCGTTTTCTATTTCATCACTATCAAATAACTTCATAGGTGTTTTTGCGATGTCAAATCCATTTGATTGAGTTCTAAATACATATTTATTTTCATTTTTCATTGATCGTAATACAATTGTAAACATACCTTCAACACATACTTTTTCATCAAGTAACTTACCAATGGTTTTTGGTTTTACTATACCCATATCGTTTTCATCTTCATGCATTACAAGATAAACGATACGTTCTTCTGGCAATTCATGTTGAATATAACTAATAAGTTCATAAAAATTATTTGCCAATTCGGTAAATTTTTCATAACCTTTTTCTTTTGCTCTACGCATGAATTCACTCGTAATAAGATAACCCGCGTCATCAATAACTAACGTATCAACTTTAGCTTGCAATAAAGCATTCTTAACTTTTGGATAATTATCAGTTACTATATATTGAAAGTCATTTTTGAACGGCAATGGTTTACCAAGTACATTAATAATACCTATATCTGCTTTTTTGAAATTCCGTAAGCTGGCCGACTTCCCAGTACCAGACTTACCTATAATTAAAACCGGTACTCCCATATTTTATTCCTTTCCGTATCTACTTAGCCAGTAGTCACATTTTTTGCATACGTTGCAATATTCCATACAACGTTTATCTTCGCCTTCTCGTATATCAATATACTCGTCTTCGGCAAGTGTTATATTTGGATATTCATCATATAATTTTATAGCTGATTTTCTACCTTTTTTCATATGAGCATATTTAGTAGGAGTGGCCCAACGTTCAGCCTCAGTGCACGGTGGCAACTCTTCTGACGACTCATTAGCAATAATTTCATCAAAGCGATTAAATATATACTCTCTAATCTCATTTAACGCCTGGACCGTTACAGGTATAGTATGCGTATATATTGGGTGTTCTGGATAATTACTATCATATTTAGCTTTACTTGACGACCAGTCTTTTAATAACGCGTGAAATTTAATTTCCTCAACATGTATGCCGTTTGAAATTAATAACCACGCATACATCAGTCCTTGTTTTTCCCAATCACTAAAATCTTTATATAATATTTTCCATACACTTGCGGTCTTATAATCTTCTATTGTATATGTATCATTATTATATAAATCAATTTGTCCCGTCAAATAATAACCATCTTTAATATGTTGAGTAAATCTGAATTCTGTCATATTTTCATTATCAGCTTTTTCTAATATATAATGAACAGCTGTTCCCCATATCATCCATATCATATCACTTACATCTTGCTCAATTTCATCATTATATCTTCTATTTAATAATATCATTCTTGTTGGACTTAAAATTGTTGTTACACTATAATGTTTGTCAATTATTTCTCTTTGCTCATTTGCAATATTCATGAATGCCGATGGTAAGTTAAGTTTGTTTGTTATTTTCATTATCATTCTCCTCAATTTTAATTAACATCATTTCTCTTAATAATCTTGTTGAAACATTAAAATGTGATGCCAATTTTCTTAATATATTACTTCCTATATGTTTACCGTTTTCCAAATTACTTAACGATACTGAAGTAATACCAATTTTTCTTGCCATTTGTTCTTGAGTAAAAGCTTGTGATAATCTTTTTTCTCTAACAAATAATCCTAATTTATTCATTTAATCACCTCCTTATCTTTTTTTATTTCATGTTGTATATCTACCAATCTTGCCACTAATAATTCACGTTCGTTTACGCTGGCTATCTCTAAATCTTGTTTAATCATCTCAACTTCTAATTCTAATTTAGTCATTATTCCACCATCCATATTCTATTAATTGCTTTAAAACTACAATTCCAAGTGTCATATACTTTACCATTAATTATACAAGTTACATGACCTCGACATCTGATAATATATTTACCTTTTAAATTTAATTTAGCAAAATCACCAATTTTTATGTTATGATAACCAGATAATTTTTTTGCACCTAATTCTTTCTCAACGAATGGAACCCAATTTTTATCTTCGTTAAAATCATATGAACGAGTTATTTTTTTGTAACGGTTTAATCTCAATTGAACTGTTTTATAATCCATACTAGTTGCAATTGTAATTGCTCTTTTTACACAATCACCAACATTTTTGTTTTGAGGATGAGGATTCTGATAAACAAATAAATCTTTGTTTTTCGATAAGTAAAGTTCTTCTTGTTCTTTATAATCTTGATAATCAAACATTTTCATTTTCTATCTCCTTTATTTATAGTTGTTATCTATTCTCAATTCTATTATACAACAAAAAAACGTTAATGTAAACAATAACTTTATTTTTTTTTTATTTTTTTTTTAAAATGAATATGGTTATATATAGTTTTTATTCTTTTTATAAACTTTTGTATAAAAAAATTTTTATAAAATAGTTTGCTAAAATGCATAAAACTGTATCAAACCATATACAAAAAAAATTAAACGCCCGTGTTTTAATTCTAAGAACGTTTAATATTTTTATGTATATTTTATAAGATAACAAATAAAAATTTATTACAAGTTGTTCTAATCACTTTCAGATACATTCATAACATACACTTCATCTTTCACCCAACAGTAATATTGATTATTAACTATTGTGTTCTCAACGCATACTAAGTTGCCTTCATAATAAATTTTGGTTGCTCTCGAGACTAATTCGCCGTCATAATATATTTCAAAATTACCCAAATCAGTTTTCGAGCAGCTTACCATCAACAACATTGTCATTGCTAACATTACAAATACTAATAATTTTTTCATACACTACACCTCTAATCAAATATAACATAAACTTTTATAAAAAGAAAGTCTTAGATTGTCGGTTTTAAAGTTGGAAGGATGCCTGCATTTAATTTCTTTTCAATCTCTTTTTCTTCTGATTGTTGTTGAACCTCTAGTTCTTCTTTTTGTTTTTTGAGTTTAGCCAGTCTCATTTCTTCTTTCTTTGCTTCGTTTTCTTTCACTTTAACAATCCTAACTCTTACATCTTGAATCGCTTTTAATCTATTGACAGCATTGTAAAGGATTGCTGATATAGCATTAGATGAACCTTGCTTGAAACCGTTGGCAAGTTGTATAAATAACAAGAAAATAGAATATACAATCATACCTAAAGTTTGGTCACCACCGTTTACTCCAAAAAGGATTGCCGGCCCTATCATTGCCATAAGGATATTGACTAAAGCTTTCTTACCAAACATCTTAGACTTCATTTGTGTTTCATTCTTCTGATAATACTTAGACACACGCACATTAACGCCGTTTTCTTGACTACTCATTAGATCAGCATAATTATACCTTGTAAAGCCTTTGACATTTGCGTCAGGAACTGCTAGTATCGCTTCTTCGTTATCTAGCATCTTCTTACCGTCTGCAATTTGTCTATCACAGTATTTTATAGCACTAGAGTGCTTGTGAAACTTCTTCTTCATTTTGCCAACTTTAATTTTAAGTGGAAACAAATAAAATGACTTTTCTAATGCTTTAAAGTAATCAAGTTTACTCTCAAAATATTTGATGATTTCTTCCATGCGTTCTTTAACCAACTGAATCTTCTCATCATCCATTATTTCTTGAAGCGCTATATCGATATATGCGCTGTCTTTTTTAATTGGTCTGACAAGTTCGTTGCCTGCTTCATCATAAGCGCCTTCAACAAGTGCCTCGATTTGTTCTTGCGTAGTCGCAAGTTCTCTGTTGGTGTTTACAGTCATTGTTTTGCCTAAATCATAACCAATATTCATAGCGTAAAGTTGTTCCATAAGCAATACAACAACGTTAATCCAATAATCAAGATTCCATACATCCCTGATATTTTCGAATCGGAATCCGATACTAGCACCGACAATTGCGAAGAATATCAATGCAATAAACTGAACGCTTGCAGTTGCGATATTAAACTTAGTTGACTTTATGATTTGCGACGGATCATTGACAAAGTCCATGAATGCATTACTTGTTCCTTTTTCTTCAGCCATTACATCCACCTACCTTATTGCATTTATGCTTGAAGGGTTTGAAATTGAAGCCGCTTGCCTTGCTTTAATCTTAATGCCTTCATCAGCGAATATTTTAGCAATCTCAAGTTGTCTTTTTCCAACTTTATAAAATATGATAAACAATAATAACCCTAAAGACACACTAGCCATAATCAAAGTTAAGTCATTGATGATACTATCAAGGAAATAAGTAATAAGCATAAGTATGATACTAGTTGCTAATAAACTAAGCAGTGGCGCTACTTTTTTCAATGCGCCTTTAAATACCAGGAACATATAACCGATGCCTATCATTACCGCTAGAGCAATCTCTACGCCTTCAGCTTCAGTAACCCAGACATCTTGCTTAATAAAATATAGCGTCATAAAAGGAGCGATAAACAAAAAGACCGCCAAGATATAACACAAAACTCCAAAGATATATTTTTTAATCATTATATCATCACTCCTCTGGTATTACATTGTCAGCTTCTATATACTCCATTATTGCTTGATTAAACAAAGTTAAGAATTTAGCATCAAGTTTTTCCATTAGTTCCACAATGTTGTCGTCCATCTTACCTATTCTTTCTGAAGTCTTTGCCTCAAAATTATCAATTCTTTTATCGATTGCGACAATTCCTTCATCAATCAGAGCTACTGTCTTATTAGCTGTGTCTTGTGAGATAAGATTACTGTCAACAGCTTCAGCAAGTTTATCCATTGCATTGTTTCTCAGCTTATTTAAAACAAAATAAGCGATAGTTGCTAAACCGCCACCAGATATGAATGTCATAGCAACCCCAATTATCCATGACTTAGCAACTTCTAATTGCTCATCGATAGTTGGCGCAACTTCTTCAGCGTGAATGACTGGCAAGAAACTGAATGTAACAACTACTAGCAAAACTATGATAAACACTTTAATTTTCTTCATTGAATTTACCTCCGATTCTTCTGATAAACTTATCTATTTTTTTAAGCATAACATTATGTGACTTTTCTGCTTTGAACAATTTTTCAATGTCGTCCTTTAAAGACTTTAGCAATTCTTCTTTGTTAAGCACAGACATTTGTTTGCCATCGAAGATAAGCATATCACCTTTTTTTAAATCTAGTTTTCTTGTATCAATGTCAACAATCATAATTGACCTCCTATATATACATTACTTCTTAATAAATAATATTTTTTGTATAGCAAAAGCTAATGGTATCGTAATCAATTTTTCAGGCGTGAACGGAAGCCATAGCAACCCTAAATAAGATATCGCTACAGCTCTCAACCACCCTTTAGCAACGACAGCCAACACATAAGACCAACCATTTGTGATAAACCAAGCAAGTATGAAAGATACTATCAGCGTTGGCCTAAGATATGGCTTGACTTTGTGCTTGTATAACTGCCACTCAAAATATAAATATAACCTAACCTTGTAACCTAGCCGTAACATCGGCTTTGTATTCCTCGTCAACTTGCTCAATAGTCATCTTACCACTCTTGATAGCCTTGACTAAAGTGTTAATAATGATACTTCTTTCAATGTCTGTCATAATGTTCGCCTCCTAAACGTTCTTATAATAATGAATATCAAACTCATCAACCAAAAGGTCGCCTGAATAAACATTATCATCTCTGTAAAGTTTCATAATCATAATACTTGAAGCGTTTTTACCAGTTCCATCAATCGCACTTTCACCATATATCATATTTGAAATAGTTCCTGAACTCCAAGTCGCAGTGTTAGCATTCATAGTGTAAGTCGTGAACGTTGCAGGTATTGCTTCACCCTCTGGATTATACCACTTGTAATCAATCTTCATAACTGGTTGCCCAGCACCTGTGAGTCGACAATGAACGTGTGGTTCAATCGGACTATCAGGTATGCGGTCATGTGGCATTTGAGCAATAAGATAAACCACTTCGCCTGTATCATTCTGCGGGAACAATAACCCAATGTTAGTAGCGTCAAAGTCAGGTCTGCCACTCGCTGGTTGCGATAACACAGTTACAGGAAACCTTAAATCTTCAAGTCCACTGTAATAACTCAATGTCGTTAAGCCAAGCACGTTGTCAGAATTATCATATCTGTAAACGAAGAACACCATATCACCGCTAGTCAAAGATGTGTGAGTGAAACTTAACCCGTCGCCAGCAATAGTTGCATCATCAACAGAAAGTTCTTCTTGTAATGAGCCAGTGATTTTGACTATCTTGTCAAGTGAAGTAATCGGCTTGTCAGTGTCAGTGATGTCTATCTTAGTTGAGTAAATGTCAATGTCTGGCACGATAGCGTTGTCGATATAGATATGCCCTTTAGGGAAACCAAGCAACTGTCCTGATGATATGATTTCTGTTTCGATTGGCGTTGCAAGTTGGTAAAGTATTTTAGTTCCAGCAAGGTCGGCTTGTGCTTCGGCTAGTGAGGCGTAGGTGCCGTTAGCAACACCAAGACCCCAACGAATGGCACTTGCATTTGTAATGATATAACCAATTCTATCGATATTATCAGCGTAAGATTTTTCGCCAAGAAAACCATCAAAATAAGTATAACCATCTGGAACATAACCACCACTTGGATAGGCAAAATCAGCATTTTTTGTTATATAAACATAATCTAAATTAACTTCAGAAGTTACATATGAAACTATATCCCCCGCCACCAACTCATACTCTTGCACTCGCTGGACATGGTAGAACTTACCGTTGCGATATTCGATAGTGTCTTTCACACCGTTCGGTAAACTGTGTAATGAACAATCCCCTTGCAAATACAGTTCAGTGTCAACGTAAGGCTCGTAATCGGTTGCGGTTGTGCCTTGCTCGAGTTGGATAACACTTTCAAGTGTTCCAAACATAGAAAACTTAATATATTGGCAATTTGATGGTGTCGTGAAATAGGTTGATACAACATCTGCGCTTTGACTAATATGATTATAGTCGATATCAAAATAATTTACATAAATATCACCACTACCGCTTGTTCGCCATAGTTTATAATCTGTGCTTGCTTTGACACTTATATATTCTAATGGTCTAATATATGTAGTTGATACTATTTCTGCACCACTTGAATTTAATGCACCAAGTTCCCATTCGCTATCAAACAAATTCTTCCCAGTCGCCTT